ATGATGCAGCATTAATTTTTCTTTTATGCTGAGGAAATAATTTTACAACATGACTTTTTGGAAGCACTTTTCTTATAAGTACATACGATGCATCTCTAAACATCATATCTCTACATTTAGGATCTACATAAATATCAAATGGTTCAGGTTGCTTTAATACTACTTCCCCCATACCATTATCCATATCAGTATCTACGCTAACTAATACATATCCAATTGATTTAGTAATAGCATCATTTATAGCATTAGAATACAAAGCAGAACCATCAGATAAATTCCATATATAATCAGAAAGATCTGAAAATACTGCTGCTACATCTGCATCACTTCCCTCTACTCCAATAGCTTGCCATCTAGGACTATTAGCTGTTGCATAAAAATTTAACATTTCAACTACAGGCAATATCCTGTTAATTGTAAATGTAGGCATACCCTGATCTTGTAGAGCAGATTTCTCTTCGTAAGAAAGCTGTTCATCATGAGCAAATTCATATCCTTTTTGATTAATGAACTGCCATTGACTACGAGTCCAATTATTTGATAAATTATATAATTCTCTTATCTGATCTACTTTTTTCTTTTTAGCCATTTTTTCTCTTTTTCTTTTTTCTTTTAGAGGTGCTATATTTTCTTTTCATATTACCTGTCTTTAATTTACTTGAATCTTTAACAGATAAATTCTTTGATGTTATTACTGATGTCATTATGCAACCACCCAATCTCTTGCTTTAGGTTTCTTTTTATACCAATTACCTTTTTTATCTTTACCTGCACCCATAGGAGGATTAGCAAACTTACAAGCATAAGCTAATGCATCTATAGTATCATCGTGAGCCATTCTTGGTCCGAAAGTTGTTATCTCTCTATGTAAATCATATTGTGTTTTTTTAATATGTATTTGTCCAATAGAAAATCTTTGAGCTAATATCTCTTGTATCCTATCTCTCTTGCTCATTCTATTTCCTGGCTTTTCTGCTTTACATCCAACAGAGAAATCGTTTCTTCTTCTCATTTCTGAATTAAGTGCCTGAAATATAGGTTTGCTCATCGTAGTATCTTCTACTGTAAATAAATTTGGTTTATAAGATTTTGCATATTGAAACATATAATCAACAATTCCCAATTTATTTTCTCCAGGTATACCAAGTACAGGTATAGATTGTTTTCTAATATAATCTAGAACATAAATATTATTATCTGGAGTAACTGCTACAGCAATAAGAACAGAGAAGTCGGAATCTCTCCTTGCTGAATCTGTAGCAGGATCTACTCCAACATATACACTACAAGGTTCATATCCTTGATTATTAGCATCAATAAAAGATAAACCAGTTTCATCATCTATATAAAACTTTCCATCCCAATATTTTATATGATCTCTAGTAAATATCGCATCTTCTGCACTTTGTACTTCCATCATATATTCTTGATAAAACTTTTGTGGGGTACCTGAATCCTGATAGAATTTCTTTTTTCTTTCCATCTCTTTAAGTCCAAACCAATCGGACCATAAAGGAGTACCATCTTCTTGTAATGCTTTATATGTTATTACATTCCAACTAAATTTTTCTGCTCTTTTTAATGATTGTTCATATCCTACTAAAATCTTTTGTATAAATGCATCGTAATGAACAGGGGTTCCATTTATTCTTAATCTTCCTGTTTTCGGTTCAAGAGCAGGGAAAACAACTGCTGTAACAAGGTTAGAGATTTTCGCACGACTTTCAGGGGTAATAGTATTATTTTCATCTTCAAAGTCATCCAATACAATGAGATCGTACCTCTTATGGAGTTTCGCTCCACCTCTTATACCAGAAAGATTTGATTTAGAAATAAGTTTACATCCATTTGTAAGTTCAATATCATCTTCAGTCCATTTCTTACCTTTTAGATCTCCAAAATAATACCTCACTTTGTCATTGTATTCAATATGATATTTAATATAATCAAGGTTAGGAACGGATATCTTTGAACTAGCTGCAACCCAACCATAAAATAATGGTTCTTGAGTAAAAACAAAATCATGCATAATACTACATTTGGTAAGAACTGTTTTTCCATGTCCTCTAGGAAGAATTACTGCTAATTGTCTAATACTTCTATCATCAACTGCATCTGCTACCTCATAATGGAAAAAAGGTGTCTCACTTCGCATAAAGTCATCAGGTAAGAACAACTTGCCAAACGCAATTAAGTCTTCATGTGCAAGTTTTAGCTCTTCTTCAGCTTTTGAAACGTTTTTTGTGTTAAAATTAGCCATTTAACGTACCTTATTATACAAAATTAAAGGTTAACAAGTCAAAATGTATAAGTTATAAACAATTTTTAATCAGAACTAACACTTACATATGCCATTGGAATAACATTAGGCATCATATATGGAGAAAACTCTGCTTCTGATACATACTCTCCCCAAATTTTCTTTCCACCTTCAATTCTAATAGGTTTAACACCTACCCATAGGACCGAATCATTATCATCTACTACATATGCATGAAAGTATGCATCGTACTCACCTTCTTCTAATGAATATATATAATACGTAAATACAGGTTTCCAGGTATTAACGCCTGCTTGTTCAGCTTCAGCCCAAAAATATATAGGTATTCTATTATCAGTATCTACTACCCTACGTTCTACAGTTAAGAATTTATCCTCACAACTTGAATAACTTATAGCAAGAACACCAAATAATATAATACATATTACAAATTCAAGTATTTCAACTATTTTCAATAACTTCTCTTTACTTTCTTACCAGCTTTTTTAGCTGCTTTTTTAGCTGCAGCTTTGCCTTTTGATGTGTATGGATATTTTTTCTTTCCTACTTTTGGCATATCTATTTCCTTTCTATTTTTTTTCAATGTAATTGTTTTTAGAAAAAAGACCTGATTTCTTTAATACATTCCATAACGAATCTTCCACAACGCTATGAGCCTCAAACTCTTGAGTTAGCTTTTCACCACCAATACCCAATCTTGTTTCTGGGTTAAATTCAGTCATTAATGCTTTTGGATAACCCCATGATAAACTTCTTGAACGACCTGTTTCCCTTCCCTCAGCATTATAAGAAATTTGCCATTGTGGTATTTTCATATCTGGATAAAAATTTCCTTCCTCATCTACAGCAATCTCTTTTCCATCTTTTTCACCAATACTATATATTTTACCATAAGCAACTTCTTTTGGAAAATATTTTTTACCATCTTTTATTTCACCATATCTTTTTTCTTTATATGAAATATCTTCTTCTCTTATTAATTTTTGTAATTTTTCACGTCTTTTAATCCATTCCTCTTTTTTCTCATTTGGTTTTCTAGCATATTTCTTTGAATGAGATATTTCTGCTAAAAAATCATCTAAAAGGTCATGCTCAAAAATATTAACTTGGTCTGTATGTTTCCAAAATTCATCTCCTACTGGTAAATTTGAAAAAGATGCTCTGTCTGTATCTCCGCTAAAACCTTTAGTCCCTTTTTTCTGTATATTAATAATCGGATTTCCACCTGCTATCCACAATTCTTTTATTTTATTACTTTCTAATTCTGTTAAACCATCATAATGTGTATTTAATTGTTCCATAAATTTATCAAATGATTTATCAGCTTTTATTTGCCCAACAGTTAATCTATTATCTGAAATCGATTTTTCAAAATCACTTTGAATCACTGCTTTTCCAGCAGCACTACGTGGCAATGCTCGCCCTAGAATTTCTTTAGAAAAATCAACAGCCGTTTCATCAGCAATAGCTTCCATCATATCAAATACTCTATTGTTTAAACCATTAGCCATTTACAAGCCTTTTAGTTCTTCTATAATTTTATCTTCTGCTGGTTTCTTTTTTAACATATCAAAATATTCATGTATAAGTAAATCTGCACTGTCTCCTTCATCTTTACTATCATATACACCAAAGTGTTTTCCTAATTTCATAGCAGCATTTTCAGCACCTTCATATGGTAAATCTACTCCTCCCATCATAGTAGGAAATAAATACCACTTACCTGTTTCAGGATCAATTTCTAATCTTGTTTTAATATTTGATACTACAGATTTTCCTTCTTCATCTAAATAAGGTTTAGTTTCAGGAAATAATTTATGATTTAAAGGCATAGTACCTTTATAATCAAAACCGTATTTATCCTTATCAGCCATTTTCTATTTCTTTTGGTCTTTCTGCATCTGTTAATTGATCATCGCTAAATCCTTGAAACTGTATACCTGTTAACTGAGTAACCTTAGCAGTAGACTTATCTTCTAGGTCCAATATATCAGATAATTTAAATAAAGCCTTTAATCTAGTGTCATCCTTCTCAGATCCATCTGCAACAGCCTTTATCCCTTCCAGGACAGTCTCCTGCGTAATTCCTAGTTTCTCTAAAACAGGTTCTAATTCTTTTTTCATAGCTTTCCTTATTCTACTACATTTAATTAATTCTGCACTTCTGAAGTTAGCATAGTGAGGATCATTTGTTGGAAATGCTTTTATATAAGCTTCTACTGGTTTTATACCAGCTATTATGTATTCAACAAACAACATTTCGTATTTATTAAGCTTTTCTCTAGTATTCGTCTTTGAATTTAAGCCGCTTATAGTGTAAATGTTCTCCCTTCTAGACGTATCCATAGGAGCACTTACTGGATAGGTACCTGTACATGTTCTATAGTAAGCTACCTTTCTGTTCTTACCTTTACTTTTAGCAAGACTACCCTTTTTAAGGATTTGTATATAACAACCATCATCAGCCATTACCCAATCACCTTCTTCTGACTCTCTCCAATCAGAAGTTAGTTTAATGTCATTAGGCAGCTCATCTACATCATCATAGACAGTATGAGCTATGCGATTTACATGATAGTGTCTCATAGTAAGCGTAAGCGGCTTGGGATGTACAAACAAAACGTACTTTTTCCCTGAGAAGAATTCTCTATTTTCTTGGATTTCATGCCTTACCTTTCATTAAAGCCAGTACCATTTGTAGCATGACTACAGTCTGCCCATACTCTAAATTATAGTAAGGATGGTTTCGACAATATCGGAGAAAATTCGAGGATAGTATATGCTTGTCTATTCAAGTTAACCCCCTATAATCCGACTTCTGATCCTAAAGGCAGAACTGCTGCCAGGGTACCTTCGGGATGATTCTATTACTTTATTAAGCATAAGATTGTCATTTAAAATATATTACTTACATTTTATTTAGTCAAGCTAATAAAGGGTGAGGGGGGAATAGCCATTAAGGAGGCAAGGCGAAGGATGCTATTTGAGTAGCTAACTATCCCCCCTATAAAGATAATATTTATTGTTAACTAAATTACAAACGAACTTTCAAAAATTGTAGCATTTTAGTGTGTGGTCTTATTTATATAGGTACCCCCATATCGGGGGATTTTTACTATCGTTTTTAGGTTATTTTTCATTTGTTATTTTGAGTTCTTTTTAGGTCATTTAATTTAATCGATTAGGAGGTTATAATATGGCTGATACAATACTAAGGGGTAGACAAAGCTATCGTCAAACTGTACGTATG